GTCTCGGCGATGCCTTCATCACTGTCAAGCAACACTTCGATTTGTGTGCGAACAGTATCATCAAGAGATTCAAGTGAAAGCAGACCTCTTAGACGTTCATCATAGTCGCTGCACTTTTTCATAACATCGCGTGTAATAGGTGCATAATCCCGCACGATTCTCACTAGTGTTTCATCAGTCGCAGAATGAGCAACACTGTGGAATACATTTACATCTTGATCACAAATGCCTTCTAGGTTGTCAACAACTGCTTTTGTTTCTGAACCATTGACAAGCGATTCCATCAAATCATCATCTCCACTTCGGTGTGCGGCAATGATTCTTTGTTTGAGAGAACCAGCAGTCATTACGTTGAGGAAGTCTGCAACATTGATGTTGCTAGGGAAGATTGTTTTAAGCAAAGACTTATTTGCGGAACAGTTTACAAACGCATCCATCGCATAGTCAAGTCGGCGTGGCGATAGACTGTTCTTTTGTTTGCTGGTTAGTGTGTTCCACCACTGAACTGCGGAAGCACCATCTCCACCGGGATACTTCTTGGAAAAGTACGATGCCGATACCTTGTAAGGAACTTCGATCTGCATCTGAAACCGGTCTGCTTGTGCAGGGTCTAGTTGCTCAGTGTCATAGTTGAAGTCATCATCGTCATCAGGATTGATAGCAGTCCAGACGTATTTTAGATTCGGCAACTTGCGACCATTGATAGACTTGAACTGAATCAACTCCATCACCGCATTACGAACACCCTTGTCTGATCGGTTGTACTCATCGATGAAGATTGCTTCTAGCGATTCATCCATCAACGCTTGTGGTCGAACAAAACCCAGATAGGTTTCACCTTGGTTATCTGTCATTTCTTTGGGTACACCAATGAAGTCAACAAACGGGTCCATTGTTGATCCAGAGAAGTAGACGAAATTGATGTCATGCCGTTCCATTGCTGCATTGATGCGAGCAGTTTTACCTACACCATGCTTACCAGACAACATAACATTCATGCCGTTCTTAATAGCAAAGTCTAGTTGCGAATCAATTTGATCTGCCATGTCTACCTCTTCAGGGGTGATAATGTTTTCCCACGGGATGTTATGGTTTGACCAAACACCTGTCGCGTGGGGTATAAATAGGGGTGTGTGAGAACAATACACAACCTCACCGTATGGATCATCCCCGTAGCTGTCGATGTTGGGTATTTCCATAACACAAGTATAGGCTTTTTCACTGCCAAAATCAATACAACCAAAGAATTTTTTCGAAGGGTCATAAATCATGTCCACACCGGGATTTACAAGAAACGGACCAACAAGCAACAATTTATTGAAGGAAACGGGCTTTTCGTTCACCTGTTCGTTCATTCCCGATACGGTATACCACCTACAAAGTGCTAACCTACCGGGGGTATCTGGCAACCCGGTTCCTATGCAGACACCACTCACCACCATGAATGTACCGGGTGACCAGTTGGAATACGAGCCACTAAACATCACTTTTCTGGTAGATGAAGAGATGGCAAACTATCGTAAAATGTATGACTGGATGAAGATGCTCTATACCGCAGAGAAAACATCAGACTTCACCACACTGATCAATCAAGACTTTCTAATGGATACTTACGGCGGCGGTATCACTGATGCTACACTGACTGTTCGATCAAACAAACACAACCCGACTGTCCGTGTTCAGTACCAAGATTTATTTCCAACATCGCTAGGCGAACTACAATTTACAACAGCAAGTACTGACGCAGAAGACCTTGTATGTACAGCGACATTTAGCTATACTGGATACAAAATAGATTATATATCATCCTAACAACAAGGTAAATAAATTATGAGTACTGCGACAAAATGCCCGACTATTGAAGAGATCGAAGAAGCATGGAAGAAAGATTCCCCGCTGTCAAAATCCGAACTGGTCGATCAAGCACTAGAAGTTGATTACCTACATGCTAAGTACCTCAAGTACTATAGACTATGTAAGGAACAGAAGTCAAGACTTTCACATACGCTGACCAAGAAACAATTTGAGGCACGCGATTACTACGACGGTAAAGCACCATCATCGGCATACAAAGACAAGCCGTTTGATCGCAAGGTGATGAAATCTGACCTAGATAAATACGTACAGGTCGATGACGATGTAGTAAAAGTCGCAGTCGCACTAGACAAAGCAACCCTTAAAGTAGAACTATTGGATGGAATACTCAAGCAGATTACGTATCGTGGTATGAACATCAAAAATGCGATATCATACATTCAATTCCTGTCTGGTGGCTAAAAAATAAGATTGACCCCGGTCAAGGGATCAATCTTTATAAATAGATTGTGAATCACGGTGTTACCAGCACCCATCCACTCTATCGTCTTTAGGGAGACAACAGCATGACTACTATTTATCACCAGCGATACCGCAAGCTCATCGACCACTACAAATCAATTGTATGTGAAGGCTATACCGAACGTCACCACATCATACCAAAATGCATGGGCGGTGACAATAGCGAAGACAATCTTGTTGATCTTCCAGCGAAGGCACACTACATTGCCCATTTGCTATTGACTAAGATGTACCCCGAGAACCGGTCAATAAGGTTTGCCTTTAGTGCTATGAGAATGCAAACAAACAAACATACCAGAAAATTTATTACAGCAAATCGATACGCTAAAATGCGGGAACTACACGGTAGCCCTATAACAATTGACGGGAACACATTTCCATCAGGAAAACAAGCAGCAGACTTCTACCAAACAACCGAAGCTACTATTTCCAATTGGAGAATATACGGAAAGCCCGATAAAACAAAATATCATATTGTCATAGACGGGATGACATTCACATCTAAAAAAGAGGCTAGGGCATATTTCAACTGCTCACAATCTCGTTTAGAAACATGGATAAATACGGGTGGGAAATCCCGCTGTCGTATGAACGAATCTCCATGTCAAATAAACGGTATTGAGTTTCAAACACAACAATCTGCCGCAGAATACTATAATGTGTCACGCCGAACGATTGCGACATGGATAAAAACCAATTCATGGCAAAATAAAAAATGGCAAACTAAGTATGGATGTTCTGATATCTAAAATAAATGAAACCTTTCTCTATGTAGATGCTGATCGAAGTATACTTGCTGAGCTTGATGATCATTTCAAGTTTCGTCCGGACAACTATCAGTTTCATCCAAAATACAAAGCAAAGATGTGGGATGGATTCATCCATGCCTTCAACCAAATGACACAAACCCTGCACGTTGGTTTGGTCAACTATCTATTAGACTACTGCGACAAGAACTCATACTCGATTCAAGTCAACGGCGACATCGGGATCAAAGACACCGGACTGATCAACGAAAAGCAAGTCACCAACATGATCCGCGATGACTTCGCAATCCCCGCAACAAAGATTGAGACACGCGACTATCAAGTAAGAGCAATCAAGCACGCAATCAATCACTCCCGTGCAGTGCTACTCTCTCCTACCGGTTCTGGTAAAAGTTTCATCCAGTACGCTCTTGTAAGATTCTATCAAAGCATTCTAGACAATGATGAAAAGCTGCTGGTCATCGTACCAACAACAGGTCTTGTTGCGCAGATGCTAGGCGACTTTGCCGACTACTCTTCAGAGGATGAAAATTGGGATGCCGAAGAAGAATGTCATATCATCATGGCAGGCAAAGAGAAAGATACGAATAAGCAAATCATCATTTCTACATGGCAGTCTCTGTACAAACTACCCAAGCGATACTTCGAACGATTCGGTTTCATCAACATCGATGAATGTCACCTTGCCGAAGCAAAGTCAATCAAGAAGATCACAGAGGGTGCTACCAACTGCAAATATAGATTCGGCACAACCGGTACACTCAAAGACGCAAAGACTCACCGACTGAGCATCGAAGGATTGCTCGGTCCTGTCTATTCGGTCACCACAACAAGCGACCTGATCGATAAAGATGTGCTGACACAGATCAAAATAAATTGTGTCCAGCTAGGCTACACCGATGCCGAAAAGAAGGCACTGGCAAGAAAAGACTATAAAACAGAAGTGGACTGGATCGAATCACACGAAAAAAGATGCCGTTTTCTGGCTAATATGGGCGATTATTTTGCAAAAAATACGCTTTATTTGTTCTCCCGTAGAGAGCATGGCAAAAGCCTTTATAACGAGCTAAAAAAGTCAAAAACGATTGACGAGCTATATTACGTGGACGGGACTATCGACGCGACCACCAGAAATAAAATTCGTGAGGCATGTGAAGAGCCGGGCAAGGTTGTCCATGTGGTAGCATCATACCAGACGTTCTCTACTGGCATCAACATCAAGAACCTACACAACATCGTATTCGCATCGTCAACCAAGTCAGCGATTCGCATCCTACAATCTATCGGTCGTGGTCTGAGAAAGCACCACAGCAAAGACGTTTGTAACGTCTATGATATCTGCGATGACTTGCGACATAAATCATATGTGAACTACTCGATGAAACACGCCAAGGAACGCGAGTTGATATTTATTCGAGAAGGCTTTAATTACACGAAGAAGAAAGTGAAACTATGAAAACTGTATACGCAGTATTGAAACTAACAAACGGCGAAGAAGTCATCGGTAAGATGAAACCGGAAGAATTCAAGTACTGGCAAGACATCCCGGCAACAGGAACAATCTCTGTCTACGATCCTATGAAGGCAGCAGTTGAGCAGTATTATGAGCGTGATGGAGAATCAATTTCTGTCTTTGAGAAGACAATGATGACTTCATGGATTAGATTTGGTGACTGTAAAGTAGTGCAATTGCCTATGAAACATGTTATAATTGTCGTAGAACCTCATAGTCAAATCATTGAAACCTATGATGATTTGATTCTGAAGTACGACACGTATAAGACCAACCCTGAACTTGCGGATCAGCTATACGGTTCTGTTGGTGATGTTTTTCTAACCCAAGACGATGAAGACGATGAATACGATGAAGACGATGAAGACGATGAACCAGACTTCACAGATTGACTGGATTCCTGTGATGAAAGAAGTTGTGTATGCAGCATCTAAATCACCGGACCCATCAACCCAAGTAGCAGCTACCATTTGTAAACCTGACGGTCGTATGATGATCACACCAGTGGTGAATAACTTTACTACTGGTGTTTCTCAAACACCCGAACGATGGAGCAACAGAGCCAAGAAGTATCACTATGTCGAACACGCTGAACGTGCAGCAATCTATCAGTGTGCTAAGATTGGTGTACCTACTGCTAACATGGTTCTTGTTGGTAACTGGCTTGCTTGTTCTGATTGTGCAAGAGGAATTGTATCAGCAGGCATCAAGAAAGTTGTTTGTTTGACCAGAGTTGATTGTTCACGTTGGGGAACATCGACAAGACTAGGTGATGAAATCCTTACGTCTGCTGGTGTTGAGATGGAGTTTATTGATCATCACTTCGGTGTTGATCTTCTTCGATCAGGTAAGACCATTACAGTTTAATTATTAATATAGTAATGCTTATCTAAGACAATGAAATTGTAACCCCGTCCGAGATTTTTGTCAAGAGGCAATCGGACATTTTTTGGAGATTTTTTTATTATGGCAAAGCGACCCGTTCAAAAGCCTGAAGATGCAGCAGGCAATTATGTTGACAAGAAAGAATTCTATAACGAGATGAAGGAATGGAAGGAAGCAATCGCGGAAGCGGAAGCAACCGGTGACCCGTCGCCATCCATGCCTGACAACATCGGTGAAAAAATTATTCTCATCGCAGAAGGTGTAGCACGAAGAAATAATTTCTCTGGCTACACATACAAAGACGAAATGATTTTGGATGGTATCGAAAACTGTGTCCGATATGGTCACAACTTCGACCACGAAAAATACGACAATCCATTTGCTTACTTCTCGCAGATGGTTTACTATGCATTTGTTCGTCGCATCAAAACAGAGAAGAAAGAAGCAGCAAAGAAAAAGAAGTGTATCGAGTTGGCTATCGATGATCCACGTTATCAGCATGATCTAGGTGACGCTGGAACATCATCGGCAGCACTCGCAGACATGCAGAAAAAATTATCTGCTGAACTGAACGAGTATGATGAGTCGAATAAATCTTCTGGTAAAAAAGTAGGAAGACCATCATCTTCTTCATCAGAACCCTTGTTTGACTGATCCTTATTTGGTATACTTACATTATGAAAATAGCACTTATCACAGACACACATGCAGGTATGCGTAATGACAACGCAGACTACTCAAACTATGCCGGTCGTTTCTTCAAGAATATATTCTTTCCCTACTTGAAGGAACACGACATCAAGACGGTGATTCACTTGGGCGATGTCTTCGACCGACGTAAGTACATCAACTTCAACACACTGAATGCTTTCCATGAGCAGTGGACTACACCTGTCATCGAGCAGGGTATTGAAGTCCATTCTATTCTAGGTAACCATGACGTATACTATCGCAACACAAACGACATCAATGCACAAAACCTGTTGCTACAACAAGCAAACACAACTGTATACGAGAAACCAGAAACCATTGAAATCGGTGGATTGAAGATTGCAATGTTGCCGTGGATCAACCGCGATAACTATGATGAATCTATGCAGTTTATCAAAGATACTGAAGCACCCGTTCTCATGGGACACTTGGAACTGAATGGGTATCAAGTGTTGAAGAACGTAAAGTTTGCTCATGGCATGGACCCCGCAGGATTTGCAAAGTTTTCACGGGTCTTCTCTGGTCACTTTCATGTCAAGCAGCAGAAGGGTAACATCGATTATCTAGGTACACCCTATGAGATTACATTCAACGATGCAGGGTTGAAGAAGGGTTTCCACATCTTCGACACCGAAACACGCTCGCTTGAATTTATTCAGAACCCTGAGAAGATGCACATCTATCTTCCCTATGATGATACCGAAGTTGACTATCTAACCGCAGACATTTCTGATTATGCTGGTAAGGTTGTCAAGGTAAACGTCATTGAAAAGAATGACAGCTATGTGTTCGAAAAGTTTATCGAACGTCTTGATGCTGTTGCACCAATCAAGTATACTATTATAGACAACACAGAAGTGTTAGACTATGGTACAACCGAAGAAGGCTTAGAATCAAAGGATACAATGAGTATCCTTGTCGACTATGTAAATGATAACTTTGAGTCTGACGAAGACAAGAAAGAAATCACTAAGCTAATGAGAGAGCTATACAACGAAGCAATCTCCGAATCCTAACGAGAAAACCGAATGACCAAGTTCACGAAACTCCGAGTGCAAAATTTTATGTCGGTAGGCAATCGTCCTATCGAATTCGATCTAGCGAAAAACAATACAACGCTAGTGGTCGGTGAGAATGGTTGTGGCAAATCACAATGCTACACTGATGCAATCACCTATGTTCTGTTCAACAAGTCTTTCCGTGGCATCAACAAACCCGCATTGGTCAATTCGATCAATGGTGGTAATTGTCTTGTCGAGATTGAGTTTGAACAAGGCAACAATGAATACTTGATCCGTCGCGGTCAAAAGCCAAACCTGTTTGAGATTCATAAGAATGGTGTGCTTGTTCCGCAAGATGCAAGTGTAAAAGACTATCAGACAATGCTTGAGAAAAACATTCTAGGAATGAACTTCCGTTCGTTCACGCAGATTGTTATCTTAGGGTCTGCTTCTTTTACTCCGTTCATGCAACTACCAGCAGCACAACGCCGCGAAGTGATCGAAGAGATTCTAGAGATTCAAGTATTCTCTACAATGCATACGCTGTTGAAGAATCGCATCTCAGAACTCAAGGATCAAAAGAAAGACACTGAGTATGCACTGACACTGGTTGATGAAAAGATCAAGATGAATGATCGACATCGCCAGAAAACAGTAGACAACCTATCGGCACAAAACGAGTCTGCACAGGAAAAAATTGATATCTCTTCTGCTAAGATCAAAGAGTATAACGATGAGATATCAAGTCTACGTAAGCAGATCGAAGAACACGATAAGACAATCACTGATGCAGGGAATGTTCTTCGCAAGACAAAAGAACTAGAAACATACAAGCACAAGATTGAATCAAATCGTAAGCGTGTGCAAGGTGAAATTGATTTCTTTGATCACAATGCGAGTTGTCCTACCTGTTCACAAAACATCGATAGCGAATTCAAGAAAGAAGCCGTCAAAGAACGCAACACAAAGATTGATCAGTTTACCGATGGTCTTCAGCAATTGCAAGAGGCAATGGATGAAGTAACCAAGCGACAACAGGAAATTGATTCGATCAACGTAAAGACAGCAGACCTAGCTTCGAAGGTGTCTTCTGCTACACACAAGGTATCTGCTGAGTCAGAATACATTACCAAGCTGCAAGGTGACATCACCGCTAACAACAAAAAGATCGGCACAATTTCTGCTGGCGGCGAATTGTCTAACGGCGAGAAAGAAGCACTGCGACAAGAAAAGGAATCGGCACAAAATCGGTCGGAAGATATCACTAGATCACTTGGTTACTCTGATGTCGCTTCGCGTTTACTCAAAGACACTGGTATCAAAACAAAAATCATTCGCCAGTATCTGCCAATCATCAATAAGCAAGTCAATACGTATCTTACTAAGCTAAACTTTCCTGTAGCGTTTACACTCGATGAGGAATTCAAAGAAACTATTAAATCACGTTACCGCGACAACTTTTCTTATGAATCTTTTTCTGAAGGCGAGAAAGCACGAATCAACATATCACTACTTCTTACTTGGCGAGAGATTGCACGACGAAAAAATTCTGCTGCGTGTAATCTACTGATCCTTGACGAAGTGTTTTCTTCTGCACTAGACTTAGAAGGAACCGGTGGTTTGATGGAACTACTAAATCAATCTAACGGCGGCAAACACAAAAGCAACATCATCGTTATATCACACACAATTCCTGAGATATCATCGGAGCGTGACCGCTTTAACGAAATCATTCGTGTAAGCAAGGTCAATAACTTCTCACAATACAAATACGAAAATCAGGATTGAAAAAAAGGGATGCCAAACGGCATCCCTTTTTGTTTTTATGAATTGTCTTTTTAAGAAACCCAATCCGTCGAGTCGGTTGCGAAGTTTTTCGCAAGCATCTGGATGAACTGTCGTGATTCCTTACCAGCACCAAGAGCATCGAACCCGATCACGTAGGAAGCGTTGAACCCGCCAACACCCTTGACTTCGCTGATCGAATTGCTACCGTGATGAGCGGGGGCAATCGAGTTACGCTGACCAGTTTCATTATCATCACCCATTGGAAGAGCAAAGTTGTTGCTGGCGTGGATGTTGATGAAGCTAGTGTTGTGAGCGGCACGAATATCTTGAATCAGTGCGTTACCGTAAGAAATACCAGTGTAGGTTTTACCAGTAATCTTAGAAGTGGTATTGGTAACTTCACGGGAAGAATCATAGTAGCTGTATGACCGACCGTGGACACCGTTACCGTCTTCACCATCGGTGAGCATGATCGCAGTGACGATATCAACTCGGTTGTTTGCTTTGAAGTCACGGATCAAAACATTCGCAACTTCAAGCGTTTCACCGATAGGCGTACCACCCATGAAGATCGGACCAGCACTACCGTAGCCTGCCATCCGTTCGGTGTAGTTAGTATTTCGATCCTGATCCCGACACCAAGCGTAAACAAACTCGGTAGCCATTGCCAACTCCCGACCCGACATTGCCGAAGACATCAACTTCACAATGTGGGGGCGAATTTTACCCATCGGCGTACCGTCTGCATTGATTCCACCTTTACGAGTCCGACCCGTGGTGAAAGTGTAAACTTCAAACGGCACACGGATTGCCTTGCAGAACTGAGTAAGCAGGATAGTGGTCTTCGCAGTCTGGAAGATACAATCGTGCATCGACGAAGAGAAGTCGATGAAGAAGACAAGCCCGTGAGACTTACCCTTCTGAACTTCAGCAGCGCGACGGAAAACATCATCAGTAATCTTATAGGCGTGGAGTCGGTTGGTATCAATCACACCAGTCTTAGCTAGTCGAGTACGCTGGTAATCACTTGCCGCTTGATGTCGCTTGAATGCCTGAGCCATTGCAGCAACTTGAGGCTTGATGTCGCTCATGAATTCAGAGTATCGCGCGGTATGAGCAGCAAACTTACCAGATTCAGCAGCAATCCGCATGAAATTTGTCATACCATCACGAACATGCTTACCATCAGCGATTACATCGGTAACACCTTTTCGCTTTTTACCGCGATACTCAATTCGGTAGTTGCTGATTCGCTTTGAAGTATCAGCCGACTGAGCCATAGCGTTATTCAGAGCGGATTCAGTAGCGATGTCACCGCCAAGCAGAGAAGCAGACGCTTCGCCAAGCCCACCTTTTTTCTGGATGGTCGATGCTTCACCCTGTTCGGATTCATCACCGTCTTCATCACCTTCACCCGATGTCGATTCACCAGACTGGCTACCGGCATCACCCGCTTCATCACCTTCACCGGATTCAGACCCGTTAGCACCGGCATCGTCACCGGATTCATCACCGGAACCACCAGCACCGTCATCGTCACCGTCACCGTCTTCAGACTGACCAGCACCGTTACCGTCACCGTCTTCATCACCCTGTTCACCAGACTGACCAGCACCAGACTGTTGCTCTTGCTCTTCATCACCCTGATCACCAGACTGACCCTGTTGACCTTGATCGCCTTGATCCTGTTGATCCTGCGAAGAATTGTCACGCTCATAAACAGACTTGACCAGAGCGGCAACGTCTTCAAACGATTCAAGATCGTCAAGTTTATCAACGATATCTTGCTCTTCAGCAGAGAACGGGACATCAACAATCGCGCCAGCTTTTGCGTGGATGTTAAGTCTATCCATGAAGCCAAGCGAGCCAACGCGCGACTGAAGATCGTCACCGAAGAATCCGGCATCGATCAAATTTTGGTAACCCTTGTAAAACTCACCACGAAGACCGGGATACTCTCGCTGAATCAGCTTTTCGATTCGTGCGTCTTCGACAATGTTTAGAACCTGTTGTAGCTTGCGCTGAGCAGCTTCAGCCTGATTTGGTTCGATGTCACGACGATACGGTTCAACATCCGCCATGCGCGGAGTGTAAAGAGCATGACCAACTTCGTGCGCTTCGAAGAGAGTAGTAACCGATTCATCAAGATCAGCCGCAAACATCGGAAGAGTAAGAGTCCGCGATTCGGTATCAAACGAAGCGGTTTGAGCAGCAGCGCGAACAACCGTAATGTTTTCGGTAGCCAGCAAGCGGGAAAAAGTATCAGAGTTAGACATTAAATGCTCCAAAGAGGAAAATCAGTTGACAATAAATTATCCCATAATTGCCCGCTCAAGTCAACCCCCTGAGCCAAATTTATTGTAGAATACACCTTAGTGGTTAGATGACCAGTCCTTATATATGGGGCGAAAACTCGCAGGATAAACTAACTACTTTGGCTTGTGCCGGGGGCGAGCCGTAAGTGCTTATGTATAAAGGACTTACGAATTGTGATTGTGAATTTGTAACTACTAAGGTGTATTATGAATAAAATTGTGAAATGCCCCTTGCTACCCTATTGACCTCAGAATTCATTATGGTACAATATGCCTGTCAACTGATTACCCCTTCCCCTACTTTGGAGTTTACCTCATGGCTATTACCCTTCGTTCCAAGTCTCTCGCCGTTCTCTCTGCTCTCACCGAAGAGTATGGTGATATGGTCGAGCGTGCCGATCTCGTTGAAGCGGTCGAAACTGGTCTGATCGACCGCATTCCACAATGGCTAACTACATCCGCTGAACTTCGTGCGGGTCGCGGTATCTATCGTCTTCCTACTTGGTTGCTCGATGATTCGCCAGCTAAGCCTGTTGCCGCTAAGCCTAAGCGTAAGTCTAAGGCTAAGCCTGTTGCCGCTAAGCCTGTTGCCGCTGTTGCTGATCCGGTCGCTGAACCGGTTGCTGCTGCTAAGCCTACTTCGTTTGATAACGTGAAGACCGCCGCCGATGGTCACTCGTTTGTTCCGAATCAATCGACCAACTACATTCCTTGGGGCAACTCTAAGTCGCTCAAGATGGTGCTTGAATCCGGTAAGTATATGCCCGTGTTCATCACTGGTCTGTCGGGTAACGGTAAGACCTACATGATCGAGCAAGAAGTTGCGCGTGCCAATCGTGAACTGTTCCGTGTGAATATTAATACTGCCACCGATGAGGATGATCTGCTTGGTGGTTTCCGTCTGGTCAATGGTCAAACCGTTTGGTTTGATGGTCCGGTTATCGAAGCAATGAAGCGCGGTGCGGTTCTGCTGCTCGATGAACTAGACCTTGGTACCGAGCGTATCTTGTGTCTTCAGTCGGTGCTTGAAGGTAAGGGTGTGTTCATCAAAAAGACCAATCAATGGGTCGAACCTGCTCCCGGCTTTACGGTTGTTGCCACTGGTAACACAAAGGGTCAAGGTGACGATACGAACAAGTTTATCGGTGCTAACGTGATGAACGAAGCATTCCTTGAGCGTTTCCCGGTTTGGCTTGAACAGTCCTACCCTACCGAATCGGTTGAAACTCGTATCGTCAAGCGTTTGTTCAAGTCGCTTGGGCTGACCGAAGACGAAAAGCAAATCGATACGCTGATCAAGTTTGCCCAAAAGACCCGTAAGACCTATGAGGCTGGTGGGTGCGATGACCTGATCACTACTCGACGCTTGTGCCTGATTGTTGAATTGATGCCGGTGTTCGGTAAGATTGAAAAGGCAGTCGAAATTGCTTGCTCACGCTTCTGCAAGGAATCCAAGCGAGACTTCGTGAAGCTGTTCAAGGCATTGACCGAAGAGGCAAACAAGCCTGCTGAACCGGTCGCTCCTGCTACTGATGATACATCTTCTATCGGTCAGGCAATGGAAAAGCTGGTAAACGGTGTCCCGTTCTAAAACAATAACCTGTCTCCCGTAGGGGGAACAGTTGACACGCCGGGCAGGATTTATTTCCTGCCCGGTTTTTTTATACCGAAGTATTGCAATGCTTGTCTCGATAACCTATACTTGTGTAACAATCCTATTTCCTACCGGAGTAATAAATTATGAAGCTATCGCAGAAGACAATTACACTCATGAAAAACCTAGCATCGATTAATACTAATTTGTATTTCAATGCTGGCGAATCGCAACTTGCTACAGTAGATGGCAAGTCGCCAACGGTTTTGTGCCGGGCGATGGTCGATGAGACATTCGACAAAGACTTTGGTATCTATGAACTGTCAGATTTTCTTGGTGCGATCAGTCTGTTCGATGATGTCGAAATCGAACTTGACGATACCCACTGTATGCTCTATGAAAATGGCAGCAAGCGTAAGAAGCTAAAGTACTTTGGTGCTGAAAAGTCTTGCCTGATTCTCCCGCCTGCAAACGAAATCCCTATCGAAGACAAAGACAAGATTGTGTCTTTCGTGCTTTCCGATGCGGAACTTAAAAACATTGTGCGTGCTGCTTCACTGATGAAACTCGACTCGATTGCAATCGGTGTTGATGAAGACCGTGTATCAGTCGGTGCAAAGAACAGTGGATCGGGTAGCACTACAACAAACAACTACTCTGTTGATCTTGATGAATCAGATGTTGTTCGTGGTGATGCGTTCAATGGTACATTCGAAATCTCAATCGACAAACTAAACCTGAATCCTATCTCCGGTTGTGACTACAAAGTTACTGTCACTTCTCGCGTGATTGGGTTTGACACTGTGACTGGTTCTGAGTATGATGTAACTTACTGGTATTCCCCACGAAAAGCGAGCTAATAAAGTATGAAAGATATCTGGTCAATCAAGTATCGTCCAAACAAGATTGCGGATTGTATTCTTCCGCCTGCACTTGAAGATGTGTTTACTGGTGTTGTAGAATCCGGTACACTGCAAAACATGATTCTCGCAGGTGATGCTGGTGTTGGTAAAACAACTGTTGCCAAAGCACTTTGCGATGAGTTGGGTCTTGACTCAATGTTTATCAACGCATCGAAAGATGGTGACATCGATACACTGCGCACAAAGATTCAGCAGTTTGCTTCTACTGTTTCGATGATGGGTAACGGTAAGGTTGTCATCCTAGACGAAGCTGATCACCTGACCCGAGCAACACAACCCGCTCTTCGTTCGTTCATGGAAGAGTTTGCTGATAACTGCCGATTCATTCTTACTGCTAACTTTCTCAACAAGATCATCGACCCGTTGCAATCGCGTTGTCATGTGATCACGTTCCAGTCTCAGTCAAAAGACAAGCCGATGCTCGCCCAAAAGTTTATGGGTAGCGTGTGCAACATCCTAGACACTGAAGGCGTTGAGTATGATAAGAAGGTTGTCGCAGAAGTTATCATGAAAAACTTCCCCGACTTCCGACGTACACTGAATGAGTTACAATCATACTCAATCAAAAACAACAAGATCGACTCCGGTGTTCTGTCTCGCGTTGTTGATGCAGCAGATGTCAAGGTGCTGATAGGTTACCTTAAAAAACAAGAGTTTACCGAGATGCGTAAGTGGGTCGGTGTTCACGCAGCAGACATCGAACCGCAAACACTAATTCGTAACTTGTATGATGGAATGTATGACTATCTCAAGAAAGACTACATTCCCAAGGCAGTCGTGATCCTAGCCGAATGTCAGTATCGCATGGGCATGTGTGCCGACTCAGAAATCCAGTTGGTTGCATCGATGACCGAACTGATGTTGGAGTGTGAATACAATGCCTAAGACTAAAAAGTGGGACAAATCAAACAACAGCATCCAGCTAGGTGACTTCCTATCGTCTATCAACTATTCGAAGAAACCATTGCTTGATGATAATCCGGATGACGAAAAAGCGTATCCTGCATACATCATCAACCGTCTTCTGTCGTATCATGTTGATGCCATCATCCCGGTATCTCACTTGAACATTTATCATGAGTTGCCGAAGAAGATGCAGTTTGATTATTTGTGTGCGACACTAGGCAAACGCAAGCGGTTCTCACGATTTGCGAAGGATGAAGAAGAGCGAGTTGAGCGAATCAAGTTGATCGCTAGACACTACAATCTGTCTGTCGCCAAGGCACGCGAACTCTTGCCTATCTTAACAGACGAAGACTACGAAGACATTAAGAAAGCTCAGTACAAGGGCGGCAGAACGAAAATGTAACATCTAGGGTTCTCAAAATTGATAAATACGAATATAAATACGTTCGTTGTTATCACTGAATAAAGAGAGAACCCTAACCATGAATTATGATGAATACAATGATCTCTTCCGTTGCCACGGAGTACCCATCACACTAGAACAGCCAGACGATTTCCTAAAAATCCGCGAGACATTGACTCGCATCGGCATGACAAAGCGTGACGAAAAAACCCTAGTGCAGTCATGCAATGTCCTACATAAAAGAGGACACTACGCAATCTGTCACTTCAAGGAACTGTTTGATCTAGACGGTAAACCAACTACAATCGACGCAAACGATATTGCT